GTTTTCTTGGCAAGAAGAGCTCGTCGGATCATTGAAGATGGAGTTATCCAAATTCTTTGATCACGATTCGTTCTTCGAGTACAAGGATGTCTTCGACAACGGGGACTTAGGACCAGGGGTTAACCTCGGATCTCGCGGTACAGATTTCTATACCAAGATGTTCGATGGTCCCTTGACCTGCACAAGTGCTCATCTGTATTCGCTTTACAGCGCGTACAGCAGGACTACACAACGCCACCGCTTCGCCGAGAATCGGCGGACCAAGCGGTACGGCGCGTATAGTCTCGTCAGAGGTAATCGCCTTAGTTACGTTCCTAAGAACAACGAAATCAGTAGAACCATCTGTGCCGAACCAGTGCTGAACATGTTTTGTCAGCTTGGTTTTGGACGCTTAATTGAACAGCGTCTTCGACACAGGTCTGGTATTGATCTTGCTGATCAACAGGCCTGGAACCGTCGGCTTGCGTTCATCGGCTCGCTCCCTATGGGCCCAATGTATGCTACATTGGACCTGGAGTCTGCTTCTGATCGTACATCTGTCGGTCTTGTTCGGGAATTGCTCCCCGCGCATATTGTCGATTGTCACCTACTAAAGTACCGCTCACCGGAAGTTGAACTTCCAAGCGGGCTCTATGTAGAGCTAGGGATGTTGTCGTCGATGGGGAATGGTTATACCTTTCCCTTGATGACGGCCCTCTTCTACTGTGCTGTGGCTTCTGTGTACAGGTCTCTCGGTATCGTCCCTAGATGCCGAGGCTCTGACGCTAATTGCGGCGTGTTTGGCGACGACATAGTCGTTGTCCCCGAGTCCGTCCGACGCCTTAAATGGCTACTCGGATGGATGGGTCACGTCGTAAATGAAGCCAAGTCCTTCTCCGAAGGACCGTTTCGCGAGTCTTGTGGGGGCGACTATTATATAGGTCGTCCCGTCCGTGGCGTTTACGCGAAATCGCTAAATACCAAACAAGACTTGTTCGCCCTAGCTAACAGGCTTAATGCCTGGTCAGCCGATACAGGGATATCTCTCCCGACGGTTGTTCCTCGTATACTTAAGGAAACTGGCTGGTTGCCAGTCCCCCGATGGGAAAACGAGGATTGCGGTTACAGAGTTCCAAGTTCGATGGTTACTGGTCTGCGACTGGATCCGGAGTGCCAAAGTGTCGTTTACAAACGATACCAAGCTGTTCCATCCCAGTTAAAGATCGGCTTCTCTCGAATTTCTGTACCTCGGAAAGCTAAAGAACGGTCGTTTAACAACGACGGCCTTATTTGTGCTTTCCTAAAAGGGACGATTAGAGTCATGTGCTGCCGACTAGGTCTAGTCGTACAGCATATCGGCTTAGAGAGGGTATTGCACCTAACTGGGACTTGTGTCCAGAGATGTGTGTACCCAATGGGCTTCTCGATTTAAGTCGAGAAGTTGGACTGCGGCGTTGGGACAACGCCGTTCTCAAGAACTCGGGTGAGTTCGTG